TAACAATGATTCTGTTACCTTTTACGCTGTATGCTCTGATTTTGGTGAAAAGTTTAGAAAAACAAACACACACCGTACAATTTATGCCAGCCGAGGAAGCTCTCAGTAAAGAGAAGTTTGCCGACCCTGATGATGTATTTGATGAAATAAATCAAGAGCAAGCAGATGAAAATGAAGAAATCTACCGCATGGTATAGGAGCATAAATGAGTTATTTTGATGAATTAGGCGATGATAGACCAGATAAAGTCAATATCAAGCCATATCATGCAATAGATAAGAAGGACGAGAAAGAAGTATTAAAATGGTGTAACAAAGTAGTTAAAACTCTTGAGAAACAATCAGTAGCCAGAAACTCCAAAGCCAGAAAAAATCTAGAGACATACAGAGGCGTTTCAGCCTCATCTAGCCGATCAGATATTAGGAGAGCTGATAGACAGTTTATAAAAAGAGTAAACAAATTTATTGTAAATCATTTACATGATATGACAGAAACTCGTATTTCTCAACTATCTAGGCTAAAACCAGCTATAAATGTATTACCTACTAATGATGAGTATGAAGATAGAAATGCAGCTAAGGCTGTAAAGTTTCTTATTGATCATTTATGGTACATTAACAATGTAGATGAGTTACGTCAAAGAATGTTGCGTAATGCTTTTATTTTTGGAGAATCTTATTGTTTTGTTACATGGGATAAAGATAAAGGTGATTTACATCCTATGTATGTTAAAGCTAGAGATCTTAATTTAAAATTAGATCTATTAGATGAGCAAGGAAACCCTGTACTAGATTCTGAAGGACAAGCTTTAAAAATTGATCCAAAGAAACCTATAAAGACAGGTGACGTTAAGTATGAAGTAGAAGTTCCTTGGAGAGTGTACTTACAAAGACAAAAAAACTTTGATCAAGTAGAGTATTGCTTTAGAGTAAGAGTAGAAGCTACAGAAACTTTGAAAAAAGAATATCCTAGTAAAGCACATAAGATTAAAGAATCTACAGATGTAAAATCTTTTGATGCAGATGATTTAGCAGAACACTTCTTAGAAGAAGATACAGTTTATTATGAGTTCTTTCATAAAAAGACAAAACACTGTCCAGAAGGTGCGTACGTTAAATTTACAGACGATGTAATACTAGAAATGAGTGGATGTCAATTTTCACATGGGGATCTTCCTTTTATACGTATGACAGATATGGATATACCAGAACAATTAAATGGTGTGTCTCAATATGAGCTAGTAAGACCAATTCAGAACATGCACGACAATCTTTCAACATTACTAGCTAAAAATATTTACATGATGGGACACGCTAAATGGGTTATGCCTAGAGGTGCTTGTAAGATAGAGTCACTAGGTAATGATAACACTATTGTTCAATACCAAGGTCCTGTTCCTCCTCAAATGCTACAGACAATGCCTAACCCACCTGAAGCGTACCAGTTCAGAGATGCTTTACGTAATGAAATGGGACAAATATATGGTGTACAAGGAGTATCTAGAGGACAACCTCCTAAAGGTATTACAGCAGCCGTAGCTTTACAATTTCTAAACGAGCAAGAACAAGAGCGTAATAGTACAACAGTTATTAAACATAATGACATGATCAAATCACTAGCTCGTATGACTATCGCTGTGTGTGGGGATAAGTATGACCCTGAAGACGGTCGTATGTTACGTATCGTAGGTAAAAACAATAGATATAGTATAAGACATTTTGATACAGCTAATCTACACAAGAATTATGATGTTAGATTAGAATTAGGCTCAGGATTACCAGAGAGTAAAGCTGGTAAAGTACAACGTATTATTGAAGTAATGCAAATGAAGCCTAATTTATTATCTGATGAAAGATGGATTGATTTACTAGACCTAGGTAACTCTGACAAAATGAATAGTCTAATGACTGTATCTGTAAGAGCTGCTGAGTCTGAGAATGAAGATATTATGGCAGGACGCTTTGTAGGAGATCCTGAAGAATTTGAAGACCATATTGTACACTGGAAAACTCATACCAAAGCAATGCAAGAGCGTACGTTCAAAGAAGAGTGTCCAGTAGAATATAGAGAAGAAATGATGGAGCATATTGCTATACATGAATTTCTTATGGTAGAAAAAGCTAAAAATAATCCAGCTTTTGAAGCTAAACTAGCTGAACTACCAAACTTTCCAGTATTTCCAAATGGATTTATTCCAAGGTCTACAGAACATCAAAGAGCTATTGTTCAAGGACAAGCTAATCAAGGTTTACCGGCTGAAGGAGTAATACCAGGAGAAGATAAATCAGAAATAGAAAGTAAGGAAGAACTAACGAAAGGGAGTAAAAAATGAGTGAGCAAGTAGAAAACATTTCGGCACAGATTGAGGACGCAATTAATGATTCAATAGATTCAACAGATGCGTCAGCATTATCTTTTGATGAACTCGATTCTTTGACCGATGGAAGAAGTGAGGAAAAATTACTTAATGCAGCAGAAAAAAGTATTGAAAAGAAATCGTCACAAAAGGACGAGGAACGGTATGAGGGAGAAGGTGATGGAGAAGAGAAGTCGCCTGAACAAGAAACGTATGAAGAGGAAATTAAAAGAATCCTTGCGAAACAAGGAGAAGAAGATGTCGAGTTACTGGCTAACACGATGTTTAAACACAAAGTTGACGGAGAAGAAGTAGATGTAGACTTACAATCTCTATTAAACAACTATAGTGGTAAAGTATCTTATGATAAAAAGTTTCAAGAGTTTTCTAGTCAAAAGAAAGAGTTTGAAACAAAACAAAATCAATATAATACTGAAATAGATCAAATAAATAATTATATAAATGATTTTGCCGAAAAATTTAGGCAAAACGATGCTCTGGGAGCGTTAGAATATTTTGCGGAGTTTGCTGGAATGAAGCCGTACGAGTTTAGACGGGACCTTCTGAACCAACTAGTTCCTGAGATGGAAAGACGTTCAAATATGTCAGAGGATCAAATCAGAGCAGAAGAACTCGCTTTTCAAAACGAGTATCTAATGCGACAACATGAATCTGCGCAACAGCAGTACCAAGACCAGCAAGCCCTTAGGGAACTGGAAAATGAAATTGCTAATGTACAGGAAGCTCATGGTATCTCAGACGAAGATTTTGAAAAAGCTTACCAAGAACTCTTGGAAATTGACTTTGAAGGAGAAATAAATCCTGCTACCGTTGCTGAGTATTATATACACAGCTCGGCTTACTCCAAAGCAGAATCTATTCTTGATCAAGTTGATCCAGTGTTAAGCCAACAAGATCCGGTTATTGAAAGCCTTCAAAAAGTGATTGTGGAGAATCCCGAATTTGATGACAATGACCTGCTCGAAGTGGTTCAACAAGTTTTTAGTGACTTTAAGAAAGATGCGTCTAAAAGTGTTTCTAAAAAGGTATCCTCCTCTAAGAAACAAAAAAAGGTGTCAAAGTCTATAGTTAATGAAGATATTGTAGATTTTGAAGATTTATAAACTTAAACGTAAGGAGTAAAAAATGGCTTATGAAAAGTTGTTTACGCTAGAAGAAGCGTCAGCTCTATTTAAGATTAAGTACGAGAAGCTTTCTGAGAATGTATATAACTCGGCTAACGTCTTATTGGGGCGAGTAAAGAAATCCTATAATTTTGTAGGTGAAAAAATTCAAATTACGATTCCATCATCTTTTAGTGGTGGTGTTGGTTCTGGTTCTCTACCAAAAGCCAACGTAGCAATGTACAAAAGAGCAGAGCTACAATCTAAAAAAATGTATGCAGTAGTTGAAATTGATCGTGAGACAATTAAAGCTGCTCTTAAAGATGAAGGATCTTTCGTTAGAGCTACTAAAGAAGTTGTTAAGAAAGGTGTTGAGTCTTTTATGAGAAACATGTCTAGATGTTTGTTTAATGATGCATCTGGTATTTTAGGTGAAGTTGAGTCTGTATCAGGTAACACTGTTACAATTAAAGACATTTCTGCTTCAGACAATGGCTTTAAAGAAGCTAACTTTGAAGAAAGAGATTTAATTAATTTAGAAGTAGCTGTTCCAGTAGGATCAGTATTACCTAACACTCAGCTTATTGCAGACGGAACTAAAGCTAAGACTTTTGAAATTGTTGAAGTTAAGCCAGAATCTAGAGAAGTAATTCTTTCATCTGTAGATGGGGGTCTTGCTGCTGGCGATAAATTAATTATGCAAGGTTCTAAAAATGCTGATCCTGAAGGTCTTAAAGGTGTTCTATTAGAAAAAAATAGACAAACAGTAACAGAAGCAGACGGTACTAGTGGTGCTGGATCTTTTGGTATTGTTCACAAGCGTAGATGGAAAGCTACTCAAGAAGATGCTCAATCTGCTGCTGTTTCTACAGACCTATTAAACAAAGTAATGCTTAAAATTAAGAAGAGTTGTGGTAAATCACCTAACTTAATTGTTACTTCTTATAAGCAATACGAAAAAATTCTAAATCTTTTAGAAGATCAAAAGAGATATAGTGTTCCTACTAGAGCTGGCTTAAAGTCAAAATCTGGTGCTGACATCTCTTTTAGTGGTGTAGAATTTATGTCAATTGACGGACCTATCGGGATTTTCCCAGAGCGTTTCGTTGAAGATGACACAATCTACCTTCTAAATGATGCTCACATTCACATTCACCACAGACCTGACTTCGGTTGGTTTGATGATGACGGAACTGTTTTCCTACGTAAAGCTGATGAAGATGCGTATGAAGCACGTTACGGTGGATACTTACAGACATATATTAACCCATGTTTTCATGGTGTAATACACAACTTGTCAGTATAACCTAAAAGAGGGCGTTCCTCCCTAGCCCTCTCCCCCTAGCTGGTCAAAATGGTTAGGGGGTTTTTTAGGGAGTTTAACTTTGGGAATAACCAAAAGGAGACAACATGTTAAGAAGTATTAAATCAGGTCAAAGAAAAATGAGAGTAATCGCACTAAAGCTAGAAGCAGGTGCATTATTAGATGTTCTTGATAAAAGACAAGTAGAATTAGATGGAAGTGATATTAAAATTAAAGTACCTTTCGCACAAATGCCAGTAGTAATGGTTAATGGTGTAACAGCTTCAGCTACAGCAGTAGATACAGTAAATATATCTGCTGGAACAGAAGGCGATATTTTAATCATTGGATCTGACACAGCAGAAAAATACTAATTAAGTTAGCCCCTTCGGGGCTTGCTTTTTAAAGGAAATTATGGTATCGTGTGATTTTATAGACATAAGTAACGGAGAGTGGCATATACTACCTCAAAATGCTATAAATGTAGTTTTTGAAGGTAGATCTCTAACTCACAAAGTAGATATTGAAACATCTCACGATAAAGAAGTAAGTCACAATATATATGAGCTTACTACAGTAGACAAAGGAGATCACCACAAAGTAGGAAGAAACCCAGAAGATTTCTTATTACAATGGGTTAGAGTGACTCCATTAACATTGATAGAAATAACGGATGAAGTAACAGGTGAAGTTTCTTATCCGCAAACGATAAGAGTATATTTTAATAGAACTAAATTTTAAGGAAATAGTATGTCATCAAACGACCATAAAAAATTTACAACACAAGACAAGGTAAAACAAGCTAATGTAGAGTCTGTGTCTGATGTAATGGTATTACCTTCAGATACTACTGATTACATCTTAACTGTAACTGACGGAAAATCTGAACCTATAATTACAACTTCTACAGAGTTAGGAGTAGCTGTTCCAGAGCAGACAAACGCTATTAGGATTTCTACTATTCATGGTCCTGAGCAGTATTCATCTTGGTTTGAAACTACTGATACAGTATTTGAATCTCATGATTTTTCAGACGGTTTATCTTTATTTCATGCTAGTTCAGTAGGATACTATCATGCTATTCTTGATGCTATGGAAGCTATTAAAGTAGAATTTACAGACGGTTCTTATGTAAAAATAGCAAAATCATGGAATAATAATTTAAAATTAGAGTATAGAGATAAAACTAATGGAGCAGTTAAATCTTTTGTAGCAGGAGGTACTACTGATATAAATAACATATCAGGAAGTTTTATAGGTTATGATATGTCACTTTCTAGATATTTTAAAGCAGCTATATCTTTTGGACCTATAGAGGGGTATAAGGCTACAGCAATAAATGATGATATTAATACGGCAAATACAGTAACTACTTCAAGTCTAACTGCTGAAAATGGGGCTGATTGGGACGAGCTAGATTTTAGTAATAAAGTACATAGCAAAACAATGTTTTATAGAGGCTATGCAAATTCAGGTAGTAATACTACTTTTACAGATCTTGATGTATTAGGAGTAGCTGCTAAAGAAATATATTTTGGAACAATGTCTCCTTGTACTCATGATGAAAATGATCAAGTAAGAGCAGGAGGTACTACAGGTATAAAAGATATGTTCTCTAAAGATTACGATAGAATGTTTTTATTTGGAGATGGAGATTCAGATGAAACTTCTCCTAACATAGTAATAAAATCTCATGGGGACAACGGAGCCGTTACATTAAATTATAAATCAGAATATTTTACAGGAGGGTCTACTACTCAAGTTTTATCAGTGAGAAATACTCCTCCTGCTCAATTTATAAGTTCTGCTGATACTGTAGATAGAGAATTAATTGATATTCAACGTACAGGAGGATCTTCTATATCAGGAAATATTGATGTAGAAGTTGAAATGAGTCCAGATGGAGAAAATTGGTGTGCTGCTTTAAATAGAGAAGCTACTACACAAACATCGGCTGCTCCAGCCGCAGAAGGACAAGGTAATGAGGAAGGCGTTATCTTAATACCTACTGAAGATCAACAAAAAAGTAAATTTGCATTAGGATCTTTATCCTACAATGCTGATGGAACGCCTACTACTTACGATCAATTAGATGGATCTCAAAATTACAGAGATGCTTTACATCAGCACATGCAAGTAGATAAGCCATTTAACTTTTCATGGTGGCATAAAACTACAGCAGATAACCCTCCTTCTGATACGCATACTCCTGTTCTATGGAGACATGGAGGTAAAGATACATATACAAATGAGAAAGCTGTTGCCTTAACAGATATTGGGGCACCACCAGGAGCTGAAAATACATCGTATATGCTTAGAACTAATAACACTCTCGCAAATAGTGAATTATGGTTACAAAATGGGAACGGGGGTCTGACTAGTACAGTATCTTTTTATGGTAATCAAGGGACTAAAAATAATATATCCGGAACTAGAGATTTTACAACTACATGCTGGGTATATTTAGATTCTGCTGCTATAAGCGCAGGACCAGTAAAATTTCTTTGTGCATCTATGGCAGACTCTACTGGAACACAATTTATGATAGGTATAGAAAGTGTTAATACCACAACCTTCAAAACTTGGTCTTATTTTAGTCCTTCAGGATTTAGTGGCATAACTGCTGGTACAAATGTATCTACTAATGTAAGTTTTTCTGATGGCTGGTATTTATTTACATTGTCAAATGATGCTTCAAATAATACGTTACATTATAGAATGATAAATGAGGCAGGGCAGTTATTTTGGGATACTACTAAAACTTATACTTCCGCTTATGACTTTGATGCCTCTTTTGCATCAGGTAATACATTTGGAAGTGGTGCTCAATATCTTACAATAGGGTTACAATCGGCAAGGGGTACTACAAATATAGTTTACGATGAATATGGTACTTATGATACATTCTTATCTACTACCGATTTACAAAAACTAACTAACGGTACAACTGCTGTACATCCTTTAAATGCAGGTTTATCTCCTACTTCATATTTTAGATTCGGAGATGTTTCTGGAGATGCTGTTACAGGAGGTTCTTTTGGAGGGGCTTTAGTAAATTGTGATATAGGATCTGGGAGTCAAATGCAAAGCTATAAAAATAGTGGCTTTTCTTTATTTACTTATGATACCATTACTTATCCTCAACATGCTTTTATGAATTATACTCCTACAGGAAATAAAGTAACACAAAATTTATGTGATGGACTTGCCTCCGTACCTTTAACTTATAACGCTGCTATCAAAACAGGTCCATCAAACACATTATCTGAATTTACTACTGATGGAAGTGCTAATGATATTAGATATGCTACCAATAATGTAAGAAATTGGACTACTGTAACTTTTCATCCTAGTACAACTGAATTCACATCAAATGCTAATATACAGATAGGTCATATTAGCGGTAGTAGTGCAACCCTTAGAAATTATGGTGTCCTTGTGGGAGGACAAGCTAATTATCCAGACAGACTAGTTGTTAGACCTTTTTATGGGCTCTGTCAAAACGTAGGTTCCACTGCTCCTGCTTACGCAATATTAGGCAACACCTATTACTCTTCCCCTATTACCACTACATATCTGTCTGGTGCGGCTTTAGATAGTTACTTAAATAATGGAATGATGTCTATTGCTGTAAATGAATTTGATGTATCTACACTAACTAGATCAGTTACGGTATATATTTACAGTACAGACGGTACTTTACTTTTTAGTAATACCTATTCTAGGGTACATACCCAAGATCAATATGATTTTTTTAATGGGACTCACACAACCACTAATTATACAGGTATTCCCTTTGTGAACGACTCTACTTGGTCTGGGGTATATACACCTAACAGTACAAGTTTTCAAGTTCTTAATCAAGCTACTAGTAGCCAAGATATTTCTACTCTTTTTAATACTAATGCAGACGGATCTTTTGCGTTTAAAGATTTATCATCTAACTCAAATTGTATAGT